TAAAGGATGATAAGCCTGCTACAATTGTGGGCACTAATGTTATGCAGACTGGTATCAGTATTGACGAGATCAGTCACATGGTAAATGCTAGAGGGTTATCTGGTGAAGTTCCAACATTACAAGGTTTGGGTCGAGGTATTCGAAAGGCAAAAGGTAAGGATACTATGTACTTCTATGATTTCTACGACAGAATACCCTATCTAGAAATACATTCTAAACAAAGAATAAAACACTACGAAAGATTAAAATTTGAGGTTCACAATGTCCGATTCTAATATAATAACAAAAGAAGCACAGGTTGATACGATCAACAAGATTACGAAAGATCAGCAAAACATGATCGACTCTTGTATAGACATTCTAAAGTCTACTAAGAAGCAAGACAAGATTACGGAAAACACCTTACGAAATCTTAATAGTGTAATGAGAGAGTTAGACTCATTACGTGAGTTGTTCTACACTCGCCTATTCAACTCTCTCAAGCGTGGTGATATGCTCTTAGGCTAGTTTGCAGGGATAGGGATTCTTTTAATAACATAACTATCCACAGTACCTATCTGGGCTGTGTTAGTGGCATTATTTCTCCAATCCAGTTCAACTGTTAAGTCATTACTCTCTGTTTCAGTAGCCTCATTATGGAGTCCCCCCTCTCTATCTATTGACTCCCACCTGCCAACGCCTTGAGTCTGAGCGTTACCTGCTAGCTGAATATACTCACTAACTATCATTTGCCTATTTGTTTCTAATTTTGAAATGTAGATACGCATATGATACCTAGTATCATTAGAAGACTGCCCAGTCCCAGTTTCTAAATAAGAAGTGCCATTCAATGAAAACTTCCAAGAAATGTTAGTTCCGGCTCCTAAAATCCTACCTCTAACATCAATTTCAATATCCTCATCACTTGACAACACACTAGAAGATATTACAGAAGATACAAAGTTGGTGTAACTAGTAGAATTTCCAGATGCCACAGGGTAACCTACACCTTTAAAAATAACCTCTGGTGAAGCTGTTGAACCCGCCTCAGTGCCTCCTCCAACCGCAGAAGCAACCCAAGCACCATCCTGTGAATAAACTAATGAGTCCCCCGTCACTTTGGTCGCTGGGTCTTCTATAAATGCGTTGCTTGCCTCAGTCCTTGTGTGATAATTAGAAAATAAGGTAGCAGAAGCAACACTGGAGGTAGCACTCGCAGCAGTTGATATTAGGATATGATTAGCATCAACGTTTGCAAGCTTGGCACTTGTCTGCGTAAACTCATTAGTGCCAATGGTAGAACTACCTACAACATCCACATTGACAGGGATGTCATTCGCTCTACCAACGCCCGTAACTTTTACTTTTATTGGAGTATCATCTACTAAAACACCAACGTTTTGGATAAGATGAGTTGCTCCACTAGGTTTTGTTAGTGTAGCACGACCCGCATTTAGAGGAGAGACATATACCGTTCTACCTACATCGCCTGCGCTGGGGGCAACATCAAAAGTTAAATCTAAAGCTGTTCCAAAAGTTACTACTGGGCCAGAGTTATTAGTGGTTATATTCTCGCGAACAATACCAATACTAGGCATCGTAGCACTAGAGTTAGCAAGTGCCAAGGATAATTCAGGATCGCCTCCATTAGTTGCATCACTAATATAGACTATATCACCTTTTACTAAATTGCCTGCATTCGGGTTAGTTCCAATTATATATTGGTTTTGAGGGTATTGACTAATCCAATTAGTGCCGTCATAAACAATGTTGTGATCTTCTTGTAAATCAGATGTATCTACACCACTAAGACTGCTAAGGTAAAGGTTAACATCAGGGCCTGTGTCTTGATTGACGCTAGTTACACCACCAACACCACCACCTGTTATTGTTTGAGGCTGATACTTACCATCGCTTGTCCACGCTAACACCTGATTGAGCGATGGAGGATTATCTCCGATATCAGAGAGATCAGAAGTCTTAAATTGAACCTCTGCTAATCCCGAAACGTTATCGTTGGCATCATAATTGATGACCAAAGGATACTTGTTTTTTATTGCCACAGATTAGTCCCCTTACGATTGATACTGCTCTGGATCAACTTCTTCCTCATCTTCGCCTTCTTCTTCTTCCTCCTCTTCTTCGTCATCACCACCCATGATTCCAGATAAGAGGTCTTCGAGTTGGCTTAATGCGTCCATAACTTCTTCTTGAGTTTGTGAGGCAGGCCCCTCGTCTTCGATATCACCTTCGGGGGTCTCGTCCACTTCTTCTTCCTCAGGAGGCATTTCTTCTTCACCTTCCTCAGGAGGCATTTCTTCTTCGCCTTCTTCGGGCGGCATCTCTTCTTCACCTTGGACTTCAGCAGCCGCAACATCAGCATCAGCACCTGGGGGAGGAGCTTCCTCACCACTGTCCATAGGATCTTCCGAACCTAAGTCAGCTTCTTCTTCCTCTCCTTCCATTTCCACACCTCCATCAGCCATGTCTTGGAGCTTAGGCGACAGCATCTTAAGAACGTCACCAATCTTACCAAGATCCTCAGCGACCTTGCTAAAATCCATGTAGTTCATAAGATTGCTCTCATTTAAACTTTCGTAGTATTCAGCTTCAGCGAAAACTTCGTTTAAGAAGTCTGCGAGGTCAATAGTTTCAGCGCCGTCTTTAGACGGAAGGATTTGAGCAAGCTCAATAAGAGTCTTTTGAATCAAAGAACCCTCTGGAGTTCTGCTAGCTAAAGCCCGGAGAAGTTCAGCTTCCGTGAGAGCTAAGTTTTTGAAAGTCGGAATATCAGTCAGGCGCTTGATGTCAATACCATACTTTTCATTCAAAGTTTCAAGCACAAAGCTTTTGACCGGCTTCTTCATTCGGTAAACGTCTGTGGCAAATGAATTGAGGTCTTTTTGTTTAACCTGAGTTTCATTTAAGGACATTGCGTTCTTAAGGATTTCTGAGATTTGCTTCTTGGTAGCTAAGGCAAAGTAAGGAATCTCAGTAATTGTTTGGGCGACCTGATGACGGATTGCTTCCTCATCATTTTCAAACACCAATGTGGCAAGCTCGTGAACCTGCTGGTTGTCGATCCAAATCTTATCAAAGCTCTGCTTTGCTTCCATGATTTCTTTTTGAACGAGTTCTTTCCTACAAAGATACTCATAAAGATCTATTTTACCCTTAGGACAAACTTCAAAAGTTTTACTTTCTCTAATCTCTTCGATGTCCATTCTTGGCAGTTCAAAAGAAGTCGAAACTAAAGCAGTAAGTTTCATTCCGTTCTGAATGCCAGGAGTTTGAATAACTTCTTTATTTTCCTTAAGATAATTTATTAAATGATCCTTCGCTTCATAGAGACGACCAAATTCTTTAGAAGAAATAATAGAGGTCTGCTCACCAAATCTTTCAACCTTTTCTTGGAGCCTACTCTTGATTCTGCTGTAGGACATCTTAGCTTCAAACAAAGAAAGAATCTCATCAAAAGATCCTTCAGCATCTGAGTAATCATCTTCTATCAGGTTAGAAAGCATACCTGTAATCTTATTATTGACAGAGTTCTCATAAACTTTCTGATTCTCTAAAATGCTTGCATCTTCAACCTGCAAATTAGAAAGCTTTAAAGTAGGCTTGAAGGAGTAATTTCCTGTAATGACATTGCCGCTCTCAGTGAGATAAGTCACCACGCCACCCTCAACGCCGAACATCTCGACGTTTTCTCTTAAAGTTCTAGCTAAGTAATCCCCAATTTTAATAAGGTTACTGAACTCTTTACCGCGATTTTCAATAAGATTAGTTAACATGATATAAAAGCTTTCTCAAAATTATTTAGACTGTTCTCCCTCGTCTTGTTTGTTAAAATGATTCTTCATTTTAAAGTCTTCTAAGAGCATAAGTAGCTCATCATCACAATCAGCTTCAATAGCTAGAGATTTCATAGATTCTAAGTCCAAGTCATTAGACTCCTGAACTGGAGGCGGCTCTTCTCCTCCGGCGGCAGGAGGTGCCCCTCCGGGCATACCAGACTGCATCTGTGCAAAGACTGGATTGCTTTGATCTTCCTTAAGACCACTTTCAATTTCTTGGATCTCATTATCCGAGAGTTGGTAGTAATCTTTATAAAGTTTCTTGACAGGGAAAATACCAAGACCCTTGACCGCCTGGACAACTCTAGTCTTCTGCTCGTCAGTATCCAACATCCTCTTGATTGCCATGTCAGACGGGGCAGGAAGTTTAATCTTAAGATCATCTATAAGAGTCTTAGAGAATCCTCTGAGCATGAGGTGTCTTTTAGCCAGAGTCTCTAAACCAATCTCGATTGATTTTTGGATTCTGGTAATAACTCTCGCGAATTTAACATCAAGCTGAGATAGGTTAGCTTTACGGTCAGGAGCCTGATCCTTCTCAACAATGTAGTCCTTTGGAATCTTAAGAGCCGCGAGAAGCTTATCTCTAAAGTATTTAACGTCGTCAACTTCTCCTAAGTTCTCAGCACCTTTCAGAGTCTCAATTTTTGTTCCAGAACTCTTACCATTGACAGCGAGGTAGAAGTCTTCATCAGCAGCAAGAGCGTTAAAGTTTTCTTCAATGTTACCAGTCTTAGCGTTGTAACTCTTACGCTTCTTAAACTTATCCATCTGCTTCTTAATGTGCATTTCAGCCTTAGAAGAAGGCAGTGAACCCGTGTCAATATAGAAGATACGACGTTCAGGAGCACGCACAAGACGATAGATAAGCATCGCGTCTTCCATCATTTTGAGGCTCTTGTAAGTCACTCTAGCAGCCGCAGCGATGGATTTACCGTAAGGGTAGTGAGTTGGATCAGATGTGTGAAGCCTGAAGTGGATTATCTGCCCAGGATCAAGATTAATCATATGGGTATCATCCAATCGAGGACCAATACTACCATACGTGGACCAATCGTTCTTTTTGGGGACTTCCTGAATAAACTGTCTTAAGTAACCAAATTCGTCTTCAACTCTAAAGATGAAGCCTGGGTTGAGGATCTTAATTCTCTGAATTCCTCGTTTCGCATTGTTAAGGTCAATAATGGTTTCAATAAACATATCACCATACTTAACAACATTTCTGGAGATGTCCCAAATGTATCTACTAAGATTAATCTCATCGAACATGTTGTCGATTTCAGTCTTAACCATGTCATCATCGGTTACGATCTTCCAAGGGGAACCATCCGCATTTTCCTGCGTGCAGTCATCACTGTAAATATCGAATGCGGATGAGATCTCAGGGTATCCATCCATATCTTCATACTCTTTATACCTCTTTTTTCGGTCGTGCTCTACTTGAGGTAAGACAGGGTAGAATGTCTTCTGGTGTCCAAACTCAGAAGCAATCTTGATGACATCCTTGGATTGGACAGCATCCCCCTGCATAGGTTTAGGAGGTGCGACCTTTCTCTTACTAACCGGATCAATATACTGATTGTCTTCAATCTCCTCTACTTCTCTAGCAAAGAACTTCTTGAAGAACCTACCAACTAAACCGAAAGGTTTATTGTAGGGTTGTTGCGGATCCGCAAACTGTGTAAAACCTTCCGCCCCTTCTTTTAATTTCTTAGCAGCCATTGAATGTTCTCTTCTGTTAACTCATTTCTAGAAGTCTTCACCTTATATGTATGAGCGTTCTTAATGGCTGGTGGGATATAAGTCTCTTCTTCTGCTCTTTCTATGAACGCATTCCCTCTTAAGTTGTTAAAAATGTTGATAGCTGTAGCGAAAGACATAATTAAATCATCATGACAGTTAGTATCTGGCCTTACTTTACCTGTATCAGAGTCAATAACAAAAGTTAAAAGCTCATTGACCAACCTATCAGAATTAATTAAAACTTTACCTGACCTAATATTGTGTTCGAGATCGGCTAATAAATTCTCTTTATTCTTTTGTGTAATCATAATTCCGATCTCTCGCTTGTCATCCATCATCAAGTTTTCATACTCTAGCTCTTGCTGTAAGAAGTAGATTAGATTGTTGCCTATACCATTCCTTTCAGGACATACAAATGCAGTGTTGTAAAGTCTAGCTTCATCTGCTATGATTTTTGCGAACTCATTGATAGGTGTTCTGTTAGAGTAGAACTCAGCCACCTGTTTACCATTATAGATGTCGATGATGTGAAAGGCAGAGTAATCTCGCTCTCGTCCAATCGACGGGTCAGCAGCTAAGACATACTCATGATTAGGTTGTGGATCTTCCCAAATACGCATTCGGTTATTATACTTGATCCAGTAATCTTGATTACAGTTCTCCTTTAAACTACGTAAGATCTCACCTTCAATATAAGTTTCGCCTGTCCCCAGGAAACTAGCTTCATACTCCTGTAACCATTCTTTGTAGCTATGTTTGCGGCGAGTCTGTATTTCCCACTTGTCTACATTTATTGGAGGATTACATGATTCCATCTGCTCGTAGAGCCATTCAAAACCTTTGTGTCTCTTATACTCTGGATGTTCCTGCCACGTAATATCAATGGGATGGAATCCATTATCACCCTCCACAGCTTGAGTATACATCTTGTGGAACCAGTTACCAATGCCGTTAACCGTAGAGAGGCACACCACGCGGCCTCCAGTGGACGTTGTAGGGCCTACAGCAGCCCAAATGGTATCAATATGCTCAATGAACGCAGCCTCGTCTAAGATGAGTAGAGAAGCTGAGATGGACCGTCCTGACTGCTTACCTGAGGCTTTAGACTGGATAGAGGATCCATTCTCAAAAGAAAGAGTGTGATCATTATCTCTGGTAGTCTTAGGCTTCATCCAGAAAGGTAATTCCTCATACATAATCTTGATTCTGGATATAACCTCTTTTGCCTCTGCATCTCCTTTAGATAGCACAGCAACTCTTTTATTTGTACCAAAGATGCAGAAGTGAAGAGCGTAGGCAGCCATTAAGGTAGTACAACCAGCTTGTCTAAACTTACGAAGGATAGTTAGTCGATAGTCTTGAAACTCATCAAGGATACGTGTCTGGAACGGATACAGTTTAAAGTTAACTAGTCCACGCATCGGGTGAACTACTTTGATATAGTTGTTTGTAAAATATTCGCAACTACGAGAACATTTCTTAAATTCTTTTGCAATCTTTTCTAGATCGTCACTATTATTATTCATGATATACTTTTCTATTTGTAGTAGATTAGGTAAACAACCTAAATCATTAAGTAAATTAATTAATTATTGTAATACTAATGAATCTACTAGAATTCATATTAGTTATGATTCTACATCTATTTATGAAGGTCATAAACATAATATAAACTTCTTTAAAACATTAAATTTAGAAGATAAAGATATTATAGTTTTGTGTCATGATGATATAGATATTATTTCTAATCATACTAAATTATTACAATACCTATCTGTATGTAGAAAACCTGGGGTTGGGTTTGTAGGATTGGCAGGAGGATGCTACATTCCTCAGGACGGTATGTGGTGGAACACCAGGAAGACTGGAAGTGCAAGAGGGTTTGTATTTCAAGGTTCTAACCCAGAGACTATGGTGCCCAATTATTTTGGTAAAGCAGGACAAGTTGTAGTTCTCGACGGTTGTTTCTTGGCATGTACTTACGAGAACTTAAAAAAGATTGGATTAGACGAACCAGACTACCTGGATACAGGTTGGGACTTCTACGATATCCATATGACCTATAAAGCACATTTGGATGGTTTTTCTAACTACGTTGTGCCTATAATTGCAATGCATGAGTCTTCTGGCATCATGAGAGATGGTTGGTATACTGCGAAAGAGAAGTTTATGAGGCATCATGCTTCAACCATTAATTATTCTAGACTACCAGTAGATAAAACACAAGGATTACCTTAATGGAGTATTTAGTAAGCGTTTTAATTTGGATTCTGGCATGTTATGGAATGACAACAATTATTGTTAGTTCCGTTCTCTTCGCCCCAGTGCGTAAGATGGTTGAAAGCATACAACCTTTGCATAAGCTTGTTAACTGTATGCTGTGTATGGGCTTTTGGGTAGGTGCTTTTTGGGGAGGACTCTTCTGGGATCCCTTCTCTAAGATTGACACGTTCTACCCGATGCAGCTTCTTTTTGATGGTTGCTTTGGTGCTGCTACAACATGGCTTATATACTTAAAGGTGTATCCTTTAATGTATGGCAAGTGACAGCAAGTCAACAACCAGACGCACAGTTCGTGACAGGTCTAATACCAAATTTTATATTAAGAAGCATATTAGTATAAGTTTATAGGAGTTACAAATAGGGCTATCGGAGTATCTACCGTTATTGGGGGGATACCACCCCCACCAGCGAGTTCAAAAGCCCCAGCATCAAAAGGACTTGTTCCCCGACTATTACCAGCTAAGTCGGGAGACGATAGTGTGACGTTAGAGACAAATCCTTTTGCTAGGTTATTAGAATCATCATAAAGAATAAGGTTTGGGAGAGCAGCATCATAAGCACCGGAGAAAGATACTTCATTAGTCCCAGGGGCACTTCCATAGTTAAAAGTAATACCTGCACTAGCGTTGGTTTGAGTATCTGCCCAGTTACCTAAGTTCGTTACTGAGTCTGACGTTATCATGTCAGTAGCTGTTCCACTTGTGTAGTAGTTGCCGGTAGCATTCCTTACGAAAGGGAGGTTGGTAGAAGCGTCATAGAGACAACCACTTGTATGTACTTCAAACCTACCCCCAGGAGTGTCACTGCCATAGTAAGGCTGGAAAGGGCATCCATCGTCGGAGTTCCAACTAGATCGGAATGTAGACCCTACAGCTTCAATTATCATTACACCGCTAGCACCTGCTGAGGTCAAATTCATCCCAGCAAAAGATCGACGAGTATCTATGGTGGAATTATTAATTTTAACCTTTACCTCAACAGAAGAGAAATCATATAAACTCCTTATAATATACTGATTAGCGCCAGTATTAGGAGAATATACTCTACAGTTGTTGAATTCAATGGTTAAAGAATCTCCAGTATTAGCGTCTGTCGCGTTGACGCCTGGACTAATACCTACGCTATTATCCACATAAAGATCCAAGTTCTCATACTTGTAGACCTTATTAGAATTATGAGCTTTTATATAACTAGTGTTTGACCCAAGAGTGCAAGAAGGAGCACTCCAGTCAGAACGATCTGAGTTTGTACCAGATATAATGACTTCAGAAATATTAGCGTCCCAAACGTCGGCACCTCCTCCAAAATGTTGATGGCTTATGGCATGGGTGCCCGTATGCCCATCACTAGAGTTTTGAAGCTTTGCTACTACAACATCCCCAGGTAAATAAGCAATATCCCCATCTGGAAAGTCAGCCGCAGATTTATTAGTGCTATACCACAACTGAACTGAGGTGTAGTCATATGTTGCAGTACCATTACCAATTGTTCTCACATAAGTAACCATCTTATTTATTTATATTTACTTTATAACCTATTTGTGATAATGGTATTTGATTAACGTGTATGGCTCTTAAAAGAACCCCGTCATACTGGAATGCCCCAGGGTCAGACGTAGGGCCGAAATCGTCAGCAGACCCTACGTAATCTATTGCTGCATTTTCGATATCTCTAAAGTTTCCTCCAAGTCTAAAGTCTAAGTCACCATTATTATAAACCGAGCTACCTCCTAATGCAGATCCAATGAAAACTACTCCATCATTATGGGAAAGGTTGTCAAAGTAGAAAGTAGTATCAAAGCCAACGTTTACTAGGTTACCGGGTAAATTATACTCATAACTTTGACTATTTGATAATAAAGTATCTGTAATTGTATAGTCAGCATTGGTAGCGTAGAATATCCTTGAGCCATTGGGAACCCACTTAGCGAGCATACTATCTTCTATCTTAACGGTATTATTTGAAAATGGAGAACTGAAGTGACCTCTACCTATCATCTTATTAAATATGGTAGATCCTTTTATGTGGACATTATGATTTCCTTTCGCTGCAAAGGAAGATCCACCACCGCGAGCATAATAATAAGAATCCAAAACCCTAGCATTATAACCACTAGGCGGCGAGGTAATGACAGAATCAAATATCTTTAACGTGTGTGTGTTATACTCATCACCAATAAGAGAAACTAAGGAAGGGTGAGCATAGTGTAAGTCCTGATCACTATTAAATAAACATCTATTTAAAAACAGTTCAGTATCGTGAATTGATCCTTCTAGTCCTTGACCAAAGCGAATATAAACATTGTCATTAGGATTATTAATAACTATATCTCGAAGTTCAAGACTAAAAGCATTTCTAAGTATATGACCGTTGAAAATGTATTGGTTAGCACCAGAAAGAGATCTAGCACCAGTATCCCATAATCCATCTTGTGTAGTGTCACCTCTTAAAATCCAATGCTGATCAACTTCTTTTAGTTTAAGTGATCCACCTATATAGACATCTAGATTGTGAGGTTGATCTTGAAGGACAGCTTCAATAGTTTGCCCATTAAGGATATCGTTAGCACTGGTTGATTCAAGCAACTGAACCGAAGCAAAGTCTGCACTTACCCCATCAACACCACTGCCAATAATTGCACTGACGGTAGAGTCGTCATACATTTGATAAGCACCTGGATTTGTTAACCCTGGTCTTCTTCTACCTGTTACGTCTTTCTGCTCGCTAAAGCTAGAAAGATCCATGTATTCAACAGAAAGGTTATCAGGGTCTGCTACGAGTCTGTAATTGCTTGCGCCCCCTGATACAAATGATACAGTGCCAGCAGATACAGATCCGTCAAAGTTGAACGGAACTCTGATAGACATATTAGTGGCGTTCACACGAGGCCAGTAGTAATTGTTCGCATTGGCTGATACACTAGCACTGTTAAAGTTAACACTAGGATCGTTTACATACTCAGATGCTAAAGGTTCGGCAAGCCAGAAGGTAAGTCTATCGTCGCTAGTGTTTTGGGTAAGCAAGACATTTCCCGCGCCCCTATTAAATATACAGTCTTTAATTATAAAGTCATCAGGATCACGAGAGGTACCACCATCTATAAAGAACGAGTGCCCACCTTCGGTAGTAAATCGACTATGCGCTGACGGTTCGTTATAAGTTATGCATCCTATTGCAGAGAACTGAAATCTATCCCAATACCTATTGGGTCTAACTTGGCTATTGATAAACGTGCATCCTTCTGCTAAGAAAGTTGCATTAGTATTGGTGCTTGCGAATTCTCCTCCAAGAATAACAAATCCACCGAAATAAGCACTAGTTGGGTAAGGGTGTATGACAACACAGTTTTTAAAGATATGGTGAGTTACCCCTCGCTCTATGATGTTCCCATCATCATCAGTTATGTATCCTTTATTGTTTCCATAATTAAGCTGTGGCGATGAATTACTACCAAAGGATCGAGTTGATATATATCTTATTAAACAATTTTCAAACTCAAAGGTGTGTTCAGTAGCTGCGTTCCCTTGTTCGTGAGTAGTGCTACCTAATCTTTGAGTCAGCGGACGAGTATATCCCGTGCCAGACGTAGTGCCAGATACAACTATATCTTTGAACTTTATACTAAAGTTATTAGCACCCGTATCTGGTAAAAAGCCTGATTGATCATCAAGTATCGCACCTTCTTCCCAAACACCATTATGAGGTTCATGCCCCGACAAGATGAAAGACTGATTAACATCAGCCTGACCGTCCATTTTTACATTTAAATTACCAAGGCTATGACCCTCCCCAGACTTTAGACGCAATACGTGTGTTTCACCATTGAGAACGTTAGCATTATCATAATAAGTGCTATCCCATAAGCTCGCAGTTGCATAGTCAGGTGTAAAATCTGCACTACTTGTTCCAATGTTTCTAACAGTTACTTGATCCGATATACTTTGGAAAGCTCCTGCATCTCGTTGATCTGTACCAGCGGGTCTCTTATAGCCTGCAACGTCCTTGTAGGTATGACTATCCTGAGTCATGTATTTTATAGGAAGGTTATCAAAGTCTGCTACTAACCTTAAGTCGGGGAGTGAACTGGCGCTTCCATTATCTACGAAGTTTACTTGACCGCTTGTTACTGTCCCATCAAAGTTGAATGGTACTTGTGACCCATTGTATGCTCTAAAATAATCTACATTTGTCTCGTTAAGTGTAAAGTTAATTACAATCGGATCACCTAAAGGATCATCATCAAAAATTGAGTCTGCAAAGTTAAACACCTTAGGACAATTTAATCCATTTCCTTGAAAGACGTCAGTGAAGTGAGTGAATCGACCTCCGATAAGAGAACCAGATATATTGTATGTTAAAGACCCATCCTCTGCATTTCCCCCATTCCCTAAATCAAAGAATCCTTGTATAATAATAGAATCATCTAATTTAGCAAAAGTAGTCCCAATACAATTAGCTTCAATATGGCCAGCCTCAGGAGATACACTCCCCCAAACACCCACAGACTGGCAGGCATTTAGTCCGTGAATAGCACAGTTATTGAAAGATAAAACTTTTCGATGAGCCTCTATAACATTCCCTGAATCATCAAGGGTTTGACCTCCTGTCCAAGTAGAGTTAAAGGCAAATCTATTATCAGTTTCAATTAAACACGAATCCATTATGTGTTTGTAAGTATAAGACCCTGATTTGTTAGGAGTTCCGTAGATCCTTAGAGTGGGCTTAGATTCAGCGTTTTTAACTACTATATCCTTAAGAGTAAGGCCGAAGGAATAATTAGTGGGTTGGAAAATAAAAGAACCGCCACTAAAATTAACTCCACTGTTCCAATCACCATTATGATGGGCTGAGGTGTGTGCTTTTAGAATAAAATCATGATTTACCTCAGGATTATTTATGTAATATCCTGTTAGAGTATGAGTTCCGCTTAAGAACTCAGCTTCAATGGTGTCCCCATTCATGATATCATCTTTAATATCACTATACATTAATGTGAACGTATCATAATTAGCAGAGGGTCCAACAGTAAATGAACTAACAGTATTTGATATGCTTTGGAATGCTCCTATATCTCCATCCCCTGGTCTCGGTTCCCCAACAATATCTCTACGACCTATGAAGCTATCTTTTGAAGTGTCAATATATTGAACAGCTAGGTTATCGCGGTCTGCTACGAGATTATAAGTTCTAAGAGTGCTTAAATCTCCACCCCCTGCTTGAAACCCTACTTGATTACTTGAGACTGTCCCATCATAAGTGAAAGGAACTCCAAATTGAGTATTAACAACAAACCCACTTGCAATAGAGTTTTCTAGGATACCCGACCCAGCGGGGATTTGGAAACCTCCGAGGTTAACAAGAGTGCTAGACGATTGAGAGAATATACAATCCTTAGCTCTAAACGTCGATTGGTCTATACTTTCCGTGCCCTGCCAGCCATAATAAATAAAAGAATCTGTTTGACCTCCAACTCCAGAGGTCTCTATTAGGCATCCATTTAAATCATAGTGAATTTTATTAAGTCCTACATCAGTTCCAACTGACTGTACGTCTCTAACAGTACAACCAATCATCTCTAAATAATAATTAGATTTACCATGCCTACTAAAGTTATCAATACGGGAAATTCCCTGACCAAATTTATCACCTAGTATTAAACAGTTATTGAATCCTAAAGTTAGACTACCTCTTTCAATTATATTTGGAGTGTAGTTAAGTGTGTATGTATTAACATCATTATATGGCCTTGGGTGTTCTCCTGGTCTATCATCTATAACGCAATCATGCCCAAGAGTAGCGAAATTCCTCCCAGAGTTACCAAGTATCGGACTAGCGGAGGAGCCTAAACTGATAAGACAATTTTCATGCATTATCTTTGAATGATAAACATTTTCAGTAAATTGATCAATCAGAGGGTTTCTACTAAACAAACCTGTATAATCACCACATCTTTGGTTGAATTGATGAAAATGATTATTATGGAAATCTATACCTTCAGTTTGACGACATATGACATCCTTTAAAAGAAAATTAACGTCCTGTCTACAAGCTTCGCCACCGATTATAGAGACAATACCCTCTAGGAATTGAGCGCCGACACCCCAATTACCGTTGTGTGGAGTTTCTCCAACAATTTCTATGTTTAGATTAACTTCTTTAGTAGGAAAGTTGTAAGTAGGCTCAAGGGCATGTCTTACATATTCATCCTCTTTAAATATCGCTCGATAAGTATCTCCATTTAAAAACTGATCGGATGACTGAGAATTCCAAAAAATACTAAAACTAGCATGAGTGCCACCTGTACCGATAGTGCCACTTATAACTCTATCACTTATACTTTGATACGCACCTGGATCAGTAGATCCAGGTCTTCTAAATCCAGTTATATCTTTGCTGCAAGTTACATACATGGATGAGAGGTCCATGTATCGGACAGGAAGATTATCAGGATCTGCTACAAGTCTGAAATCTAGGGAAGAAAGATCACCACTACCGCCGGAAGCCACATAATTTACTTGACCGTTTGTAACCGTACCGTCATAATTGAATACAATATTTGCAGATGAATTTGTTGTATTTGAGGCATCAGCCCAACTCAAGTTAAACTCATCAGATAGGAAATCTGTGCAAATAACATTAGATGGACTAAAGGCCCATAATGTTGGGATATTACGCTGTGGAACATCTTTTGTTGATCCTAAATGAGCTAAACTACCTTTAATAGAAGCGGTGACATCGCTTCTACCATAAAACATAACACCATATTTCGAGTGTGCATAAAGAGTGCAGCCTTCTAATTCTAAGTGACCTTTATTAGTAATATCAGTCCAAGCCGCGATACCTTCGGCCTTTAATAAACATTTTCTAAAGGTATGGTTAAGAGTTCCACAATATAAACCCAAACCCGCACCCATCCAGTTCCCATACCAGTCTGCTGAAGCATTTGAAGTTAGCTCAAGCGTAGTCGAGTCTACTGTAACGTCCGCAAGTAACATGCAGTTATTACATAAAACATTAAAAGTATGATCTAGGGTAGTGTCATCTGCTCTAGTCCACATCCAGGTACCACCCCATAGAATTGATATATCATCAAATTCGTAAGAGATATCATGCTTACCCCAGTGGAACAATTGTCCTCTACTAGGTTGAATAAGTTGAGCACCTGCCCCTCTGACACCTTTATGGCTTACCTCTCCTTTAAATCTTTTTGTAAAGTCTAATCGGTTGTCAAAGTTGACATTTGTCCACATAGCGTGGTCTCCTTCCAACAACACTGCCTCATAAATATCTCCATTAAGGGCAGACGCTTCACCTGCTGAGTTTCTTGTAGGTATACTAGTATTCCAAAGAGTCACAGTAGCATATTCCCCGTCCCTAGCATGTCCTAAAGAGCTTGCTCCAACCTCACTACTAATAACTCTATTACTAATACTCTGGAATGCTCCCGCATCTGTCAACTCACACCTAGCCTTGTTAGCTGCGTCTAACGTGGGTATTGTAGAGTTAGTAGCATATTTTATAGGAAGATTATCCACGTCTGCTACGAGTCTATAATCCCTAAAGGAACTTAGATCCAGAGTACCATTGTCTACGAAGTTTACTTGACCACTTGTTACTGTTCCATCAAAGTTGAATGGTACTTGATACGATACATTTGTTTTAGTTTGAGCCCAATCGTAAGCTGTGCTTGAAGGTTCAGTTGTAATGTGATCAATTAGAGTTCCATTCAGATTAGAGGGATATGTGGTATAAAAATTGGTAGGATGCTGCGGTAAAATACCTCGTCCCTCTATGGCCCCTGAAGTGTCTTCAATACAACCGCTAAGGTTCAGATATACATTATTAGAAGATAAGTCAGTTAAGCGGTTAAAACTTCTAAACTGTGCATTTCTAAGTGTACATCCGTTAAAGTTAATTGTATGGTCACCGTAATAAGTGTAGTTATAAATCTGGAGAGGAGTTCCTACACCCCCTGAATACTTAGCACCCGAAAGGTCATCTATTACACAGTTGTTAAAAGAAAGAGTTGAACTTCCCGTCGCCGACACGTTACTACTAGGATCTAAAACGTAAGAATTTACCCCCCACTCTAGGAGTATTGGACTCGTTAATGTATCTCTTTTATCTTTAAATAAGCACCGATTGTATGTAGTTTGCCCGTGGTGAGTTGCTGATGCGTCAGCAGCATTCATGTGAATCAAAAAATAACTATCAATAAAAGTAAGATCTTCAAAAGTTAAAGAGAAGTCATTTTTAGCAAAGAAAATACGATGGTAAGCAGCATTAGTACTACTAAATATAACCCCTTCATCCCAATTACCATTATGGAGAGCCGAAGGCCCAGCTTTAAAATTAAAGTTATAGCTGAAACCCTCCAGGTTGCTATTCCAAGTCGTCATCCAAAGGGTCGAGCTAACATTTATCACACCAGGATCTATGAAGATGACTTCAGCATTTAGCTCAGTATCTCCGGTACCTGCTAAAATACTATGGTGATCAGAATACCATAAACCCAGCGTAGCATAATGCGCCCCATTAGCTCCAATTGTAGAGGATGTCTCCATTATTAGGGTTCAGGATCAGGATCAGGATCAGCAAATTGATTCAGCACTACATCTTCATCCCAACCATCTGTCCAAACAACAGCAGCAAGGAACTCAGATTCTTCCGCGTGAGCCCTCCCATTGGCCGTCAGTTCGTCTTGAACAGAAGATGGGAGTGCAGACACCACTAGAGAAAAGTAGCCTCTAATCGAGTCTAAGTCTAAGGCAGACGTTGTCATCTGGTTATCAACTGCAAGCACATCATCAGCAACTGTATTACCTGTACATAAGCAGTTTAAATTTTTTGCAATGATTGGTCCGTCCCATTGAGATCCACTTACAACCTTCGTACCGGCGTAGCGACCGTTCTCAAGAGTCTCAACAATATCACCTCTATTCTTGTCGAAAAATATTTGGCTCATAACTTTAATTCCTTCTACCTTATATAGAGTAGATTTTCTTAGAACAGGTGTAAATAATATAGGAGATATCCTATGCGAGCATTCCCAAAGGTACTCAGAGAAAAGTTACTTTCCCTTGAGTCTTCGATCTCGTGGCTGATGACGATTACTGATTCAGACATGAAATATTCTCAACTCCCCAAGCATGAGGTCAAAATTTTGGGAGAAAGAGTAAGAGACCTTGATAAGGCGCTGGATGATATCTACAATCGTTTAAATAAATACGAACTGTCGTAGATATAATATATTCATGGAAGTCTTTCAATTAATCGTAGATATCGTCACAATGTGTTTTGTGACGTATTGTTTCGTATTGCTTCACGAGATTGCGAGTCACATACGAACAAATGGTAAGAAATTTGATGTTCTATACGAACGAAGCTCATGCCCACCTCAAAAAAAATTAAAGAACTCCTCCTTAAAACGATTTTTAAAAAGTCTAAGTGGGAAACTGCAAAAGTATTATCTAGGTCTCCTGAAAATCCTAACAAGGAAATAGAGGACATCAGCGTCTTGCATATGTGGAGTATGTTGCTCCCTAGAGTGCATCAGGAGATCTCTAAGCAATGGGAATTGACTACAGGCCATTCTATACCTCTAAGCTTTGAAGAGGTCTTACAAGCCGCTGAAAAGGCTAAGAAGACGCAACGGGACTCCTAAAGATTAAATATCGTATTTAAGAGGTTCGTGTCTATAATATAATAGAAGCTGCCATTTCGGGGCTTCTTTTACCTTGTCTTAAAGAAAGGAGATTATTATGACAGGACACTATTG